TTGCCGGAAATAATTTACTTGCTACCCAATTTGGTCTAACTGCCCAAAACACAGCAGAGTTTGTCGTATCTCGTACAAGATTTATGGATGTTGTCGCAGATTGGCCGCATGTGGGTGATCTTGTCTATGACGAATTGTCCAAACTTCTTTTCCAAATTGATTATGTTGATTCAGAACCTTCTCCAAGTTATCAATTGCAAAGACTTTATACATATAATTTAAAATGTTCCTTATTTGTTTACAATCATGAAGATTTCAATACAGGTCTGGAAAAAATTGATAATGAATTAAATCCTTCAACATTCCTTGATGTTTTCGAAAATGGCGAAGCAATATTAAATGAAGCAACTGATGATATTTCAGAAATTGATGAAAATCCTTTTGGAGATATTTTAGCAGATTCAAATGGACAATAAATGTTAGGACAAGGATTCTTCTACTTCCAGACAACTCGTAAGCTAATTGCCGCATTTGGGCAATTGTTCAATGATATTGTTGTCTCAAGATTTTCCAATAATGGAAATTCTGGAACAATCATGCGAACAATTAAAGTTCCTATTGCATATGCACCAATGGATAAAACACTTATGCAATTATTGCAAAAGGTTGAACCCCAAACTGCGGTAAGAACTAAAATATCCTTACCCAGAATGTCATATCAAATTACAGGATTTGCTCCTGATAATGAGAGAAAATTAAATACTTTGGGAATGACTATTGGACAAAATTTAAATACCACTCAAGATTTTATCCGACAATTAAATCCAGTTCCCTATGACATTTCTTTTGAATTAAATATTATGGTCAAAAATGATGCAGATGGATTGCAAATCATTGAACAAATTTTGCCATCTTTTACACCAGATTTTAATCTTCCATTGGAAACTATTCCTGAATTGCAAATTATTAGAGATATTCCTATTATAATGGTGGGAATAAGTCAACAAGATTCCTTTGAAGGTTCATTGGAAGAAATGAGAGTTATTATATGGAGAATTCAATTTGTCGCTAAATCTTTCCTCTATCCTGTCATCAGAGATGCAGAACTTATTAAACAAGTGCAACTTCTTTTGTACCCAGATGGAACATTTACTGATCCGACAAATGATACGATTACAGTTGAAGTCGCAGAAGACTCTCATGGAATGGATATACTTGATAGTAATGGCAATCCCATTATAACCACAACAATTACTGATAATATTTAAGGATAAATAAAATATGAAAACATTCATCGAATTTCTGGACGAAGATTTTAACGAAATATATGATTTTATTTCAGAAGAATTTATTTTTGAAGCCGAAGCTATGCCGCAACTTAAACAGCCTTGGCCAAATTTTGAGCCTAAGAATGGTAATAAAGAATATTCTCATGAAGAATTCAAGAAATTTGTCCACAAACATATCAAGCCAAAAATTGATAAAGTTGAGAAACCATTTCACAAATTGCTGCATTCTGTAAGAACTGGTGGAGCAGATGTCAAAGCTGCTAGAAAATCTTTGGAATCTCTTCATGATAAAGTTGTCAAAAGAAACCGTCCAGCTTCAGAAGTTCATGATGTTATCCGTGGAGCAATCTTGACCAAAGATAAAGAACATGCCGAAAAAGTTATGAACAAACTTAAAGAAACGGGTAAAGTCATTAAGCATGAATACAAAAATCATGAAGAAGGCGGCAAGGAATCAGGATACGGCGGAACCCATCATGCCGTTGTAGACCTTGGAGGAGTACAGGCTGAAATCCAAGTTATGCCTAAGAAGATTTTCAAAGCCAAAGAAGATGCTCATAGAATTTACAAAAAATATCGCAGCATGAAAAATCCAGAGCAACATGAAGATTACGCAAAAGATATGGAAAAAAGTAAATCAATATTTAAAAATGCTATTAAAAAAGTAAATAAATAAGTTTAAGAAATAATTTATGTATATTTGTTCAAAATGCCAAGAAGAAAAGCCATCTTCTGAATTTCATAAATGTAAAAGAAATAGACATGGTGTTCAATATTGCTGTAAATTATGTCAATCTATATATAAAAAATCCGATAAAGGTAAAGAAATTGATAAAAAATATTCCAAGTCTGATAGAGGGCGTGAAACAAAAAAGAAATATAGAGAATGCTCCGAAAATATAATTAGACGTAGAGAATATTTCAAAATGTATTCTAAAAAAGAGAATTTTAAAGCGACACAAAAAAGATATAGACGAACAGATAAAGGCAAAAAAACTCAAGAAAGATATGAAACAAAAAATCCAAATGTAAAAATTGCGCGGATATTACGCAGTAGATTGCGCGATGCATTAAGGGGCAATTTTAAATCAGGTTCGGCAGTGGGAGATTTGGGATGTTCGATTGATTTTCTTAAAGAATATCTTGCCGACAAATTCCAAGAAGGCATGTCGTGGGATAACTATGGAGAATGGCATATTGACCATAAACTACCACTCTCTTCTTTTAATCTTGCAAATAGAGAAGAGTTATTAAAAGCTGTGCATTATACAAATCTACAGCCATTGTGGGCAATTGATAACTTGAAAAAATCTGATAGAATATTATAATTATTCATTTTCTTGCTGCACCTTTCTAATCTTATCATGCATAAGTGACAATAGTGTTCGAATACCTTCTCTGGAAATTTCTCCATATTCTGTTCTATCATCAATATAATTTATAAAATTGCTATAGATATCAATCAATTTTTCTTTATTTGTTAGAGGACTTTGAAATTGCGATTCCCAATTGTCCAGCCATTGAAATTCTTGTCCAGAATCATGAAGCCAATCTAAAAACTTATATTGTTCTTCTGAATCTTTAAAGAATAATCTAACAGATACTCTATCAATATTATTAGGTTGTAAATCTTCTATAGTATCTGAAGTTTTAGTCATCTTTTTTCTTCTCCTTAATCTTTTTCAAATATCGCCATTTTGTCGAATTATCAGCATTAGCTATTTCCAAGGCTTCATTAACATTCTTAGCTTCAATAATTCTTTCAAATTTATAATTTCCCAAATTTTCCAAACCACATTCAATATATACTTCAAATTTTGTCATATCTTAATAATCTCATATATATCCAATAATGTCAACAAAATTCTAAATAATGACTAAATATAGGATAAGTATAGGAAAAATATGACAGATTTTAAAGAAAATTTAGAGAAAATGTTTAATATTGCTGAAGAATCGCCCAAAAAGGACAATCTTCCGGCAACTATTGAGAAAACTTCAAAAGCTGACGAATCACATGATTTTGCCCAGACAAAACTTAAAAAATATATTGAAATTGGGGAAAACGTCCTCAATGAGGCCGAATCTGTGGCAGTTTCGACAGGTGAACCACAAGCTGTTGCAGCTTTTACCAATTTGCTTAAAACTTTGGGAGTTATGTCCACAGATTATCAAAAGACTGATACAGAATTGGCCAAGGTTGACAAAATTCATAAAGATATTGATAGGAAGGATGCTATTAAATCAATTGTGAATAATAATATGATCGTCTTTACCGGAACTACATCAGATTTGCTAAAAGAAGCGAAGAAGAAACAATTGGAAGACATAACAATTGAGGGAAGTTCTACAGTTGTAGAGGAGGAAAAATAATGCGGTCAAGTTGTTTGGATTTGGATAACATGGAATTAATATTTTTCTATATGTGGATTAATCTTATAAATGGAAAAGCATATATTGGACAAACTAATAATTTAAAAGATAGAAAAAGAAGATATTTGTATTGTGTTGAAGATGAAAAATATGATAATGCGATTCATAGAGCTATCCGAAAATATGGATTAGATAATTTTCTATTTGTTCACTTACCGATGACAAAAGTTGGAAGACTTGAATCTAATAAAGAAGAAAAACGACTCATAAAATTATATAATACCTATGGAAAAGATGGTTATAATATGAGCAGAGGAGGGGAAATTATTTCAGATTATGATAAGTCTGGGAAGAATAATCCTATGTTTGGTAGAAGTGGAATTTTGTCTCCTGCATTTGGTAAAGTTCCATACAATAAAGGAATGATCGGTTCTAACGCTCCTCAATCCTTCTCATGGAAAATAACATTTGAAGACGGGCGGACCCTTATTATCAAAGGAAGGAAACAGTGGGCCAAAGAAAACGGATATAATGATACTTGTTTGTCAGAGGTCTACCATGGGACTCAAAAACGCCATAAAGATATAATAAAAGTCGAAAGAATCTAATGGCAGTTCTTGAGAAAAAGAATTACTATAAGAGTAACCGCGCTATTAAAGCTGCTAATGTTGAAATTGAATACACACAATTTCAAGCAGACGAATATATCAAATGTTCTCTAGATTGCTGCTACTTCATAGAAAACTACATGAAAATTATTTCTCTTGATGGTGGGGAAATTCTTTTCAAACTTTATCCATTTCAAAAAGATTTAATTAATTCGTTTATCAATAATAGATATACTATAGGTTTAGTAGGACGGCAACTGGGTAAGACAGAAACTGTTATTGGATATCTGCTATGGTTTGTATTATTTAATCCTCATAAAACTTGTGCAATTCTGGCAAACTTGGAAAAAACTGCTAAAGGTATTTTAGGAAGACTTCAGAAATCATATGAAAAACTTCCATGGTGGTTGCAACAAGGTGTTCTAGTATGGAACAAACTTTCAATAACATTGGAAAATGGTTCAAAGATTATTACATCTGCAACAACAGAAAGCGGTATTCGTTCTGCTGCAATTGATATTATGTTTGTTGATGAAATGGCCTTCATTGAAAATGCGGTTGCAGAATCTTTCTGGGCATCTTCATGGCCAACTATTTCTTCTGGTAAAAATTCAAAGGCTATTGTCGTATCAACTCCCAAAGGATATAATTTTTTCCATAAGCTTTATACTGAAGCCGAGAAGGGATTAAATGGATTTGTTCCAATCACAACTCATTGGTCACAAGTGCCAAACCGTGATCAAAAATGGGCCGATGATCAATTAAGAGTTCTTGGACCTGTCCGATTTGCTCAGGAAGTTTTAGCAGAATTCCTTGGTTCAAGTTACACGCTCATTGATGCAAAACATATTCGCCTAATGTCTCCTGATAAACCAATTGCACAAGATGAGCATATCAAGATTTACAAACAACCAATAGACAAACATATCTATTGTATTTCAGCCGATCCTGCTGAAGGAAAAGATAGAGACTATTCAGCATTTGTTGTTTTTGATATAACTTCTTTCCCAATAACTATAGCAGCAACTTATAGATGTAATACAATTTCCCCAAATCTTTGGCCATCAATTATCCTAAACTTTGCCAAATCTTATAATGATGCATGGCTATTGATTGAGACAAATAGTTCTTCCCAAGTTGCCAATATTATTAACGATGATTTTGGCTATGAACATATGATTTCCCAAGATTTCCATGCCAAGGATGTGGGAATAAAAATGAATAAAAAGATTAAAAAGATTGGTTGTGCCAATTTGAAAGATATTATCGAAAATGGCAAAATGATTATCAATGATATGGATTTTATTTCAGAAATTCATAATTTCGTTGTTAAGCAAAATGGGACATATGCGGCAGATGAAGGAAATCACGATGATTTGGTCATGTGTTCGGTAATGTTGGCATGGTATGCCTCTTTGCCTCAATTTGCCGAATTGTCGAATGATAATTTACGTAATTCAATTAGGGAAAAGAATGAACAATTTATCGAAGAAAGTCTTCTTCCTTATGGATTTTATGTTCCGGTTATTCCCGAAAAGGATATTATGACCTTGGATGATGACCAAGTTGGATTGCTGGGTTCTATCTCGGATGACCAAGCTAGGATGTTTGAAGAAATGAGAATGAAGAAGCCAACTTTAGATGAAATCAGCTTTCTCAAGTCTTTGACCAAGCATTAAGAGCTTGATTTTACTTTAATTTACCCAAAATCTGCTAAAAACCCTAAAAGTATAAATACTTGTAGCATTTTATTTTAGGAGTCATATCAATGAGTTTTACCTTGAGTCCAGGCGTTTCAATTACAGAAACTGACCTTTCGGCCATTATTCCAAATGTCAGTAGTTCAATTGGGGCAAGTGTGGGTCAATTTCAATGGGGCGTAGTCAATGAGATTATGCAACTTGACAATGAGCAAGAGCTTGTAAACACAGTAGGAACGCCTACTAATAGTGTTTTCACAGACTTTATGTGTTCTTCTTCCTTTCTAGCATATGCAACAGGTCTACAGCTTGTCAGAGTGGTCCACGAAGATGCTCTAAATGCTTCTTGCACAGCTTCTGCGGGTGGTTCTGGTGAACTTATCCAGAATGTTGATGTGTATAACACAATTGAATTCTCCTCTTCTCCTGACCTTTGGATTGCCAAATATCCAGGTGTTCTTGGCGACAATGTTGGAGTTGCATGGGCAAATACTTCCGGTTTCAATGCTGAAGATTCTCATGGTAATCCAATTTGGCCTTATGCAAATCTATTTGCCCAAGCTCCAGGCACAAGCCAATTTCACATAGTTGTCTATGATGCTGGTGGTGGAATTACTGGAACAATTGGTTCAATTCTCGAAACATATACAAATACTTCTCTTGTGCAAACTGCCAAGAATTTTGATGGTACTACTGCCTATGTTCTTGCCCAAATTAATCAAAAATCAGCATGGATTTGGATGGGTAAAATTGGTCTTCTAACTGGAACATCAAATGGTGTCCAATTGGCTGGTGGGGATGACGGTTCGGCAATTACTGATGCTGATCGTGCCACTGGATGGGATGTATTTGCTGATCCAGATGCAACCACAATTTCACTTGCTTTCGTTGGCGGAGCAGATGTAACGGCTTCTCTAAATGTTATCCAGAATATCGCAGAAACAAGAAAAGACTGTGTGGCATTCGTTTCTCCACAACTTACAGATGTTGTAAATCAAACCCCCTCTGCGGCTCTAGCAGCCACTCTGGTAACAAGAGAATCCTATGGTAGTTCCAGCTATGCTTTCATGGATAGTTGCTATAAACTGATGTATGACCGCTACAATGACGTTAACAGATACATTCCTCTTAATGGCGATGTTGCTGGTCTTTGTGCTCAAGCTACAAATACAAATGATGCATGGTGGAGTCCTGCTGGTGTCAATCGCGGCATCTTCAAAAATTGTATTAAATTGAGCTATATTCAAAACCAATCAATCAGAGATCAACTATACCAACAAGGCGTAAATCCTTGTATATCTCAACCAACAACTGGTCCAATGCTTTGGGGTGATAAAACACTTCAATCAGTTGCATCGGCTTTTGACAGAATTGGTGTACGCAGACTATTCATCGTTTTGGAAAAATCTATTGCAATTGCAGCAAATGGAGAATTGTTTAACTTTAATGATGCAATTACTCGTGCACAATTTGTTAATGAGATTGAACCATTTTTGACAAGTATTCAAGGACGCAGAGGTTTGCAACAATTTCAGGTAATTTGTGATACTACAAATAATACTCCACAAGTTATTGCAGCTAATCAATTTGTTGCATCTATTTGGATTTTGCCGAATTATAGCATTAATTTCATTAATTTGAACTTTATTTGTGTAAACAGTGCTGTTCAATTTACTGAAAATGTTGTGACCACATAAATAATTTTATCAAGGATTAAAGAAAATGCCCTCAATTACGGATTTTACATCAAATTTTACAGGTGGTGGTGCTCGTGCTGATAAGTTTAGAGCAATTATTACTTATCCTGCATCTATAAGTTCGCCCAATGTTCAAGATTATATTGTCGTGCATAATGCAATACTTCCTGGATCAACAGTTAGTCCAACAATAGTTTTTTTTGCAGGAAGACAAATTCCATTATTTGGCGATAGACAACTTGAGCCGATGGCTATTACGATTATGAATGACACATCATTTTCGCATAGAAGAACATTCGAAGAATGGCTGAATGCTATTCAAAGCAATCAAGGAAATATCCAAGCGACTGCTAACTATCAGCAATTATTGGGAACAGTCCAAGTGGATCAACTTGACAGGGATGATAGTGTTTTGAAAACTTATATATTTCACAATGCTTTTCCCGATAATCTATCACAAATCGACCTCGACTATAGCCAGACTGATCAAGTGCAGTTATACACGGTTGGATTCGCATTTTCCCATTGGAGCAGCGATACTACTTCTTAATCAAGTCTTTCAACTTTGATTATGTTTTTATGACGTTTTCTTTTTCCATGATACATGTGGGATAAGTTTTGAAAACTATAACCATTTTCTTTGCACCATTTTTGCAATCCATGAACAATTAAAGTTGTTCCATCCTCAAATGTCAATTTCCATTTTTTCGAACTTGGACTTTTCTCTCCATCTCGTATATCTAATGGATTTCTATTTTTAATTCTTCCTAATCTTGCATTTTCTATATGTTCTTTAGTCTTTGGAACTCCAGTAGACGATGCTCGTATTTTGTCTTTTGATTCCTGAGTATGCCTATATGAGCCTCCTTCTCCACCTTCATTCATATTATAGCCCCAAGAACCTTCTCCGAATGTATTGTATTCTTTAATAAGTCTCTTCTCTTCGGCATTTGCTAGTTTCTTACTATATTTTACTATCGGAAGAAGAACAAATTCAAAGTTTTCTATTCCATATTTTCGCATTGCTTCATATAGTTTTATTTTTTTATGTCTTTTTAATTTTGATCTAGAATTTGAAATATGAGTAGGTTTTCTTCTATCAAAATCTACTGTTTGACCGACATATATCTTCCCATCGATTATATTAATAATGATGTAAAAGAAAACTTTTACTGTTGCACGATAGAATTCTTCGGATAAATATGACATAGTTGATGGCTCCTTCTAAGCTGTTAAAGTAGTCGGATATTTGCGTATCGTGGACTACATTTCTATTTATATAAAACATTTGACAAATCCGCCAAAATATGGTAATATTCGACAAATTTACGCAATTAAGGCATATAAATACAATAGATTCAAATATTTAAGGACAAATCATGGCCGATGACACAAAATTAACCGATAATAATCAGAACGAAGACAAATATACTGATATTTTTGGCTGGAAATTTAGAAAAAAGCCGGAAGATTTTAAGGCTCCTTATGTAAAAACGGTTGACGACGATGCCAGTTTTACTGTTTCTTCTTCGTATTACGGACAGCATAGTCATTCTTTGCAGATAGAAAGTGCATATGCTTCTGAAGTAGATTCTATTTTACGTTATAGGGAAACATCACTTTACCCGGAAGTAGATAGTGCAATTGCTGATATTTGCAACGAAGCAATAACTGGTGATGATGATTCATCCCCCGTAAAAATTGTCACAGATGACCTAAAATTCTCAGAATCCATCAAGAAAACTATCGAAGAAGAATTCCACAATATTATAGAAATGCTGGATTTTAACTATACTTCCTATGAAACTTTCCGAAAATTCTATGTGGATGGTAGACTTTCATATCTCAAAATAATTGATCCAAAAAATCCAAAAGCTGGAATACAAGAACTCCGCTATATTCCTTCAATAAACATCAAAAAATTCCGTGAAGAAAAAACCAAAAAAGGCAAAACTGGATTAGAATTAACTTTAGGATATGAAGAATACTATCTGTATACCAAAGAATCTGCAATCACCAAGACAAATACTTCAATTGGCATAAAACTGACAAATGATTCTGTCGCTTATGTGACAAGTGGTTTAATTGATGAGAAAAATAATGTTGTCTATAGTTTTCTACAAAAAGCCCTAAAGCCTACAAATCAGCTAAGATTATTGGAAGATGCTGTTCTAATTTATACATTGGCCCGTGCTCCACAAAGACGTATTTTCTATGTGGATGTGGGCAATATGCCTCGGAATAAAGCCGAAGAATATCTTAAAAATGTTATGAATCGTTTCAAAAATAAAATGGTTTATGACGCGATAACTGGTGAAATTAAGGATTCCCAAAATACAATTTCAATGATGGAGGATTTTTGGCTTCCTCGTCAGGGTGGTAATCGATCTACTGAAATTTCCACATTGGATGGTGCCCAGATTAATAGTCAGATTGACATATTGGACTATTTCCGTAAGAAATTATATATGTCTTTGAATGTTCCGGTAAGTCGTATTACATGGGAACCTGCTCAAGGTTTCTCAATTGGTAGACCTTCTGAAATCTCTCGTGAAGAAATCAAATTTGCCAAGTTCATTTCCAGACTTCGTACTCGTTTTAATGGTCTGTTTTATGACATTCTACGTACTCAATTATTGCTGAAGCAGATTATTACCGAAGATGATTGGCAGAGTATCAAGGAACAAATCACCTTTGATTATGTTTCTGACAGTCATTTCAAGGAGTTAAAGGATGCTGATCTTCTAAAAGAACGCATTTCCATGCTGGAACTCATTACTCCATATGTGGGAACTTACTTTTCTCAGGAATTCGTCTGGAAGAAAGTCCTCAATCTTAATGATGAAGATATCAATAATATGAAGGCACAGATGGAGCAAGAAAGTGAAGAACTTCAACAACTTGCCATAGAAAATCAGAGTACCGAAACTCCAGAACAGGAAGAAACTTCTCAAATTGGAAAACCTGCTGATGGTGAAGAAGAACAACCAAATTGGCAAGATGTTCCCCAACCTCCAACTCCTATCAGTAAAGCTCCTAAAAAGAAGTAAGTAACAATTATAAATACTTACTACAGGAGAATTACGCCTATTAATATCTCCAACATAAAGGACAAAAATTATGACAACTGAAAAAGAAAACCTTGATGAATCGTTTGGTATTAAACAAGCCATTATGGATCATCAAAGAGAGATGGAACATCAACTCGCCACTAATAAAAAATATAAAGGTTCAGAAGATCATAAAAGCGATCAAAAATTAGCAGCTTCCTTGCAAAATGATTTGGCAAATTGGAAAGCTAAACATCCTGCAAATGAAAGCCTTGAATATGGAGTAGATGAAGAAGTTCTTATGAAAGATTTAGTAGAAGTTCAACCAATTAAAGAAGAACAAATTCCCGAACAAAAATCCATAATTGATCTAATTCGTGAAAAATCTCCCCAAACTTCACAAGTTGTCAAAAATTCATTATTTCAAAAAGTTGGCCAATATATTAATAAAATTCGCTCAGGCATTGCCAATGAGAGTTTCCTTGGCGAAATGCATCATGATGATGTACAAGTTGGCCAAAAAGTTATGATTCATAATCATCTTGATCCCAAAAATCCAAAAATGGGAACAGTTCATATGGTGGATAATACTCCATCTCACAAATATGGAGCAAAGATGGTTCATGTTAAAGACGAAGAAGGTAATGTTAAAATTCATCTTCCATCATCTTTGTCAAAAGTTCATGAAAATATTAATGAAACTCATGCACCAGGTACAGAAGCTTGGGTTAAGGCTAACAAAAAGAAATTCGTAGATGAATATGGCGAGAAAAAAGGTTTAGAGGTACTTTTTGCAACATCATGGAAAATGCATGATAAACAAAAGAATGAATCTGTAAACGAAGCATTGTCTGATAAGAATTTTTCAACAACTGAATTAAATAAGAAAATTGGGACAGATATTCATTCATTTAAAAGACATTCATATGAGACTAAAAAAGATTTATATGATGTTGATGTAAATAAAGCTACTGGGCAAAAACATCATTTGTTAAATGGTGTAGAAATCTCACATACAGAGAAAACTCCAATTCATAGAGAAATTGAAAAACATTTCGGAATATAAGGAATAACTAATATGACTATAGATCAATCAACAATTGATAAAATTATGAGAACAAAAGTTCTGGAACATATTGACCAAACTTTTGATAAAATTTCTGAGAGTATTTTGGAAAATGAAGAACATTCTGTTTACAAATATTTTACAGGTGAAAATAGATTTGATCATGTTAAAAAACATCCAACAAAACAAAAAGCATTGGAACAAGCTTCCAGATTAAATAAAAATGATCCAGATGATATGCATACTTATGTTGTAAAAAAATCACCATTAAAAGAAGATAAAACAGAACTTGCCAGAGATGGCGAACATGATGGAGCAAGAGGATATCAAAATCTTCCCAAAGGTCCACAAGATTCCAATATGTATGCTGTAAAGATTCCTGATTCTTTATCACATTCAAAAGCTATTGAATATTCTGCACCTGCACATATTCCGACAAATGTTGTTGAACCTGATATGAAAGTTGAAGATATTGCCCCAACATGGAATGGCGAAGATGAAGTAAAAGCTGATAATCGTTTTCTAAATCTTGCAAAAGATAAAGGCGAACCTACAGCAATTGGCAGAAGAGATGTTAAAGTTGCTGATCCTATGTCAGATTCTGAAGCATTAAATTATCCAGTTGTCCAAAGAAAAGAAAAAGGAATGTTTGGAGAATCTGAACAAACTAGAAAATTAATTGTCCAAGATTTGGAAGCTTCTTTAAGAGATTTGGCAACAGCTAAAGAAACTGGCGATGAAGGATCAATCTTTCTATTACAATCCAAAATTGACAATCTTCGCAAAAAAAGAGATTCGCAAAAAGTTGAAGAATCCACAAATTGGAGAATTCAAAATACACATGTTCATACTGATAGAGATGCTAAAGATGAAAGTCCTCATCAGGAAATGTTTGATAAAAAAGAACCAAATTCTGCAACAGAAACTAAAGTTAAAAAAGATGTTACACAAGATTTGGAAAAAGAAGGTGCAAAAGTTACCAAATTAAAAGTAACTCAGGAATCTACCGAAGCTCGTGGAAGTAATTTTAAAACTGGTGATATGGTTACAGTACATGATCCTGAAAATAAATTAAGAACAAATCTTCATGGAAAATCCGGCAAAATTACCAATGTTACAACAGGATTTGGTAATACAATTCATCATGTTGATGTTGAAGGTTCGGGAAAACATATCTTTAGTAAATCTTGGATCAAACCTCATAATATTGAACAAGTTAATAAAGTTCAAGGTGAAAAAATTAAACAAGCTGATACTGAACAATTGCAAAAACATATTTCGGAAGGCGATGAAGAAACAAGTTTGGGAATTGAACCAACAATTATTAGAGCAGTTGGTGGAACATTGACTGATCCTCCTCCTGGTGAAAAAACTGAACAGGAAAAAGAAAGAGAATCCACTCCCCAAGGTTTTGGTGGAGAAATGTCTCATCCCCAAGTTAATATTGAAAGTGTTTCTCTATTGGCAATGCAAAATAGATATCGCAAAGGTTTTGCAACATTAGCCGATCTCAATGAAGCTTATTCCAAATGTTTAGATGAAGAAAAAAAGAAAAAGCATATGAAATGGCGCAATAAAAATCTCAAAGAAGAAGATATAATTGCCGAAGCTTTATCCAAGAAAAATGATACAGGATTTAACAAAAGTAAAGAAACTGGTGAAATTTCAACAGTAGAATATATGCATCCTGAAACTGGTCATCAGACAGCCATGCATACATTAGTTGGAAAAAATGAATTGCACAGAGTTTTCCACGATGTTAATACAAATATTACACATTTTACTCATAATGGAAAAATCTCAAAACAATTGCCACAACATATTGAAATTTTGAAATCTGTTGGCAAGAAGCATTTGATTAAGGAATCTATGAATGATGTTGCCGATAAACATAAAACAAAAATTGCCAAAGATACATTGAAAATGACCGATGCTGGTGCATTAGTAATGGGCGGAATGTCTAAAGATGAAGCTAGAGCACATCTTAAAAAAGTTGGTCATTCTGATGAAGCAATTTCAAAAATGGAAGAATCTATTGAAGAACTTGACGAACATATTACCAAAGAAGGTGATAAATGGGTTCTTCGTTCTAAGAAAACTGGTAAAAATCTTGGACATTTTGATTCGTTAGAAGCTGCTAAAAAACATGAATCTGAAATAGAATTCTTCAAACATCAAAAATAATGAAAACTTTTTCTGAATTTCTGGATGATTTATTGGAAATGGAAAATATTAATTTATGTTCCATTGAATTGGTACATCCTGAAAATGGGGATAAGATTTATAGAACTGTAAAGGGCGATTTGGATGATAAAGAAGCAGTTAAACGAAATGCTGAAATAGATTATCATCCTTATCGAGTTTCCACAATACATTTTGACCCTGTCAAATATGGTGAAAGTATTGATGAAGAGATTTTGAATGAGAGAAAGATAGTAATTTCATTCAAAGGCGGAACAAGAAAAAGACGCCCAATATGCGGCAAAGGAATGCGAAGTGTTCATGGCCGCTGCATTCGGCAACGAGGTGTCGAAATTAGAAATCGTAGGCAGGGCGCATTGAAAAGAAAACGCAAGCTCCGATCTCGTGGGACGGGGTGGAAGCGCAAAGCAGCATTCCGTAGGCAAAGATCGCTCAGAAAACGTCATGCTTCTGGACTTAAATAGAAAATATATAAATATTACTATAGAATTTAAAGGAACATAAAAATGGCTGTATTTCCACCACTCACTTTAGCTAAATGGCTAAAAATCTCTCATTGGAGAGGGCTTCGCAGAAGCGCGTCTTATCCTAATATCGTAGGATAATTAGTCCTCTTCTGGAAAGTTTTCCAGTAAAGTAACTGAAAAACAATATAAATCATCTCCAATATTATTTTGAAGTTCTTCCTTCAATTTAACAATAATTTCAAAATTGTCATTTGGAATATCAATACTCATATCTCTTGCCCCAAATCCTGCTCCAGTATCTCCCAATGAGCAATCATTTTCTTTGCACCAATTTTTGACGAAATCATCAGTTTTTTCCCAATTTTTGTTTAAAGCATAAGATAGATTAATTTGCATGATTTTTCCTTTATTGTTGAGAGATTATGTCATATTTTTGAGAATTTGTCAAGGGATTTGTATAAATAGAAGTAATATCCTTCGCGGTTCTCGAAAACCCAAGGATTCTAACAACTTATAAGGAGTTATCAGCAATATGAAGATATTTAGTGTATACGGTGTTCGCAATAAATGTAATGGGAAACGTTATATAGGACAAACCAAGCAGCAAAAACCAGAAAAAAGATGGAAAGGTCATATTTGCGATAGTAAAAGATTAGACAAAAATTGTATATTATATGCAGCAATGAGAAAATATGGTATCGAAAATTTTGAATTTGAAGTATTAGCTCAATGTAAAACTCAAGAAGATTTGGATGAATGTGAAAAAACATTAATCAAACAATATAATACTTGTGTTTTGGATAAAGACAACTGGGGATATAATATGACAAGAGGAGGACAAGGAAGACCTGAAGGATTAATACGAAAGTCTGAACGAGAAAAACAAAAAAGAAATAATTCTGGAGAAAAGAATCCCATGCATGGGAGAAAACAAAGTCCAGAAACTCGAAAACTAATAGCGGATAAAGCCACAGGAAGACCAACAAAACATAAAGGGGTTCACCATAAACATACAAAAATTATTGTTGCAACTTTTGAAGATTGTCATAAGGAAATTGGAGTAGGGTATAATCAATTTGCCAAAGAAAGAGGCTTAAATCCCAGACATTTACATGGTGTTTCAAATGGAACTGAGAAATCTCACAAAGGAGTTATAGCTGTAGAATTGTATAAATACTCAGAAAGTCTTTACAAAAGGTTATTAGATGAAATTTCTTAAAGAATTCGTTGAAGGTGGTATTTCTCATGAAATCCTAGCAGAAGCTACAACTGGTAAGAAAAACTATTATATTACTGGTGTTTTCATGGAAGCTGATAATCAAAACAGAAATGGTAGAGTTTATCCCTTAAAAACAATGCTTAAAGCTGTTGAAGATTATAGGCAAAAATATATTAATACAAGAACTTCTCTTTCAGAATTATCGCATCCAGACAGGCTGGATGTTTCGCCCAATCTTGCAACTCACTTGATAACAGATTTGTGGCAAGACGGCAATAAAATTATGGGAAAGGCATTGGTTCTCGAAACTGCTGCTGGAAAAGATGTTAAAGCATTACTTGATGCTGGTGTTCAACTTTCAGTTTCATCAAGAGGAATTGGTTCTTTGACAGAAAAAAATGGTATCAAAGAAGTTGGAGAAGATTTTGTTATTAGAGCAATTGATATAGTAATGTCTCCAAGTTGTGCCATTGCACAAGTGAACCCAATATTTGAATCCAAAGAATTCACCCTAAACGAATCCGGCAATATTGTCGAAATTACCGAAGAGATGGAAAAACAAATCCTCGAAAAAAATGGCTGTAATCGTCAATGTTCCTGCAAAGATAAAGAAACTAAAGAAGAACCCAAAAAAGAAGAAAAAATGTCAGAAGAACAAATGCTAAAAATGTTCGAAAATATGACAAATTCTATAAATCCAAAATTAATTATAGAATCTGCCGAACCTTTCCACGTTTATGATAATGGTGGTGAAACTCAGGACAGATATACAATATTCCATCCAAATGCTCATAAAGAAGGTCTAAAAACTAAAAAACCTGTTGAAGCTTTGGCAATGGATAAATCTCCCACACATCCACAAGGGTTTTCTCAAATGACTTCTGCACAAGTTGGAAAACATCTGGGAAAAAAGATTAAATTTTCATCATTATCCGATGATCTACAGAAACATATTCATTCCAGATTAGGAGAATAAAATGCATATAATATTGGGAATTGTTATAATTGTTGTTTTATTTGCAGCATATACTTTTATAGATACTTCTTTAAATGGCATAGATAGAGAATAGTCATGAAATCATTTTCCGAATTTTATAATAGTTTAAATGAAAATCTAATTAAAACTGGCAAAAAACGTGGGGAACTTGAAAAACTCATGTATCAAGGACATAAGCCAAGTCATGAAGAAAATCAGGATAATATTGAACATCATCGTGGAATGATTGCTCATCATGAAGAAGAAACTCGTAATCTTGAAAATGAACTTAAAAAACATAAACAAAAACTTGAACATCATCAAAAACAATTAAAACATCATTTAAAATTATCTGCCAAAATTTCAGAAGATTTGGAAGAAGCTTCTCATCTTTATACAAGTAAAGATAAACCTATAGAAAATCCTAAAACTTCTCATTTATATACATCTAATATAAAAATTGGTGATAAAGTTGGCGGAAAATTACATCATAATTCTCCAATTGCACATACTCATGGAGTTGTTACAAAAATCGAAGATGATCCAATATCTGGAAAAATGATACATTATAAAGTTGGCGAAGACAAATATGGTGATGTAATCCATAGAGCAGGTATTAGAAATATTGTCAGAGAATCCGAAGATTCCCAATTGACTATGTCAAATGGTGAAGCTGTTAAAACTGTTAAACATGCAGATAATCATGAGATGGTACAATTTCTCAAAGAACCTGAAAATAGGAAGCATAAATTTCTGGGGTTGGACAAGTTCGGTCGGCCACATACAACTGAAATAAATTAATTATTGGATAAATATGCGAGTAATCTACAGAATACATTTTCCGAATATTACTTATAAATCCTATGTTGGAAAAACTAAAAGGCCAAAAAGAAGAAACTATGACCATTTTTCTATTGCTAAGGAAGGACCTGTTTTACCAAATGGTGAAATAAATAAGAAATTTTCAGCAATTCATGCTGCAATACGAAAATATGGTATAGAAAATACAGTTTTTGAAGTAATAGCCACATGTTTAGAAGATACTAATGAATGTGCTAATTATTGCGAGAAATTATTGATAAAACAATATGATAGTTTTAACAATGGATATAATTTAACAGAAGGTGGGGATGGTGGATTGGGATATATTCCATCATCTGGAACAAATTTAAAAAATAGTTTATCACATTTGGGCAAACCATCATGGGAAAGAACTCCAGAATTTATAGCTAAAATATCTGGAGAAAATAGCCCATCATATGGAAAAGTCGGAAAAGATAGTCCAGGTTCTAAACGATACAGATTATATTTTGAAGATGGACGAATTATAGAAGTACATGGACTACAGCAATGGTGTAAAGAGAATGGATATCAATCTTCACTTCTTAATAAAGTATGTAGTGGAGAAAGAAAATTCCATAAAGATATAATAAAAGTGGAAAAAATTAACTAAATAACTCAATAAACTATTCAAATATATAAATATAACAGAATTCAATAAAAGGAATATATCCATGACTGAAGAAAATACCAAAGTTGCTGAAGAATTAGATGCAGTCGTCCCAATGAAAGGCGAAAAGACTGATGGTAAAGATGCTGAAAAAGAAGAAAAAAAGGACACAGATTGCCAAATGGCTGATGAATCCCACAAAATTGAGATTGGTCGTATGCAAGTATCTGATTCCATGGACGAAAATATTGCAAATATGTTCAATGGTCAAGAATTATCCGAAGATTTTAAGAAAAAAGCTAGTGTTATTTTTGAAACTGTTGTTGCATCTCGTGTAAATGCTGAAATTGCCAAAATTGAAGAAGAAGATAATGAAGCAATTGACCTAAAACTTGCCGAAGCTGAACAAAAAACTCTTGCATCAATTGATGAATATATGGAGAATATTGTTGCAGAATGGGCGGAAGAAAACAAAATTGCTCTGGAAACTGGTATTCGTCAAGAAATTGCTGAAGGTTTTATCACAGACCTTAAGGCATTGTTTGAAAAGCATAATATTGCTATTCCTGCTGAAAAAGTTGATATGCTTGAGGCTTCTGACGCTGAAAATGAAGTTCTCCGCGAAGAAAACAAGGCTCTTGTTACAAAACTTCAAGAACAAGAAGCAAAAATCTTTGAAATGGAAAAGACTAAAGTTCTAGAATCTCTTTCCGAAGGTCTTGCTGTAACTCAGACTGAAAAGCTTAATAACCTAATTAAGGAAGTTGATGCTAAGTCTATTGAAACATTTACCGAAAAAGCGACAATTCTTAGAGATAATATGTTTGCCAAGACTAAAACTGAAGAAAAAACTGAGAAAACAGTTAAACAACTTAACGAAAATGAAGTATTGATGAACAATGTTTATGCCTCATTAAGAGCTAAAGACTAGAGAAATATAAAAAAGTATAAATAACAATAGATTATAAAACCGCCAATTTAGGAGATATTACAATGGCAAATGACTTTACGATAAACACACCAACTAGCGAAGCTAATAAGAAATGGAAAAACCTTCTT